GCTGGCAAATCAACCAACTCTACTAAAGAAATTGGATTTCCCGGAAAAGTTTTAATAAACCTATTGGTGTCCGGCCATTCTTCTCGATCCCAAATTGTTCCAATGCGGCGCGATGTAAAATCGCGAATTGCGTTGAAGCTTTTTTCATTTAGCGTGGCTCGGTCAAGCCCAATGAGCTGACAGACCTCTACAAGAATATCGCTAAACGGGACGGTCTTCATGCGTAAACGGTGCGGGATCTCACGTTAGTAGATGGCACCCAGCCTACACTAATTTCTTTTGTGCCGCCAGAATTTACTTTGCACTGATCGTTGTCGCGCAAAAACTCTTTCATGAACTGCTTGTCATCCCAGCATTGATAGCCCAGTTTTTGCCCCCAAAAATGATAGGCGTGGCCCGGAATGTTGGCTATCTTCTGCCCAAGTCCTTCGATTGACTTGTGGCGCATTTTTGTGTATTTGGCGGCCTGTTTTGAATCAATTTCAGCCTGCACGCGGTTCATTTGCCAGCCGCGCCGAAATTCAGCCTCCATTTCTACTGCTAGGCTAGGATCAATGTTCAACATGACAATTACATCCTATTTATTGGGGCCGTAAACAAACTAGATTCAAGAGGGCTCTTCTGTGCGGGTTGTTGCCCTGCCCGGTTAAGGTATTTTGCGCCTTTTGCGTAATTTTGTACTGGCGGCCCTTTAGTAGCGTTAGGGCTAGCGCTGTATTTTGCACCTTTAACAATATTTTTGGGGTTATTAATAAGCCTTTGGTTTTGTTCTGCAATCTTTTTATTTTCAGCATCAATAACTTGTTGCTGTTGTTGAATCAATTGCTTGTTATAATTTTCCGCAGCGGCTTTTTGCAACGCATAAACATTTTGAAGCGCGGCGGTGGTGGCTCCTTTAATCCCCCTTACTTCTCCTTGTTCAGAAGGAAATGGCTGCAAGCTTATTCCTCCAGCAGGAACCTGATTCGGATCAATGTTTTTAATTTGTGGAGTAAATTGATATTGCCCCGCGTTCGCGTTTGGATTGGAATTAATTTTTTGTGCGCCCATAAAAAAATTCTAGTCTCTCCCAGTGTCACACCACTTTGCATTGCTGGCAGGTGTCGCTCTCTATAGATGTCTCTCCATTAGTCACACCACTGACTCAACCAGCTTTCGCCAATCAAGTCCGGCGGCATGGAGCCACCAGCAGGTGTCGCTCTCCAATTGGAGGAGTAATCGTCTCTCCGATTAGTCACACCACTTGTCAACCAGTTGCATAGCACTGGAAGCGTTTGGCTCCATTTGGAACCACAGGTGTCGCTCGACGCTATTGTCTCTGTCTCTCCAGAGTGTCACACCACTCGTTTGCGCCTACGGGTATGGTGGCCCAAGGTCGGCAGGTGTCGCTGGTAGGGGGACTAGCTTGAGAAGTCAAACTTGCCGAGACCCAGCGGGTTCCCGACAACAAGACCGCAGACGGCTTCTACAACCCGAGCAGGACCGCCACCGAAGTCAGGCAGCGATTGCACAGCGGCTACGTTTCCGCCGTAGCGGACTTCGATCAAGTCCATGTTCAGGACAAGCCCCTTGTATGGGGTCACCGTCCATGCGCCGCCACTGATTGTTCCAAGGAACACCGTGGGGTGCAGCTTGACCGTACCGAAGTCGCCTTGGAACACGTCCACGGACTGGATGTAGGTTTCAGCAGCAGCGTCACGCTGGAAGGTCTGCACTTTGGTTGCGCCAGCAGCCAAAACTCCAGCAGTGGAGGTTGTAGTCAACTGCGAGGTTCCAAGCAGGCTTGTAAATGCACGCTTGAGGTCGGTGCCAACAATTGCGTCAAACGAGCGATACTGACCAGTCTGGTTGTAGATGCTCTTCAGCAAGCCTTGCACGTCAAGGTCCGTCAATCCACTAGATGCACCAGTAAGGATCGAATCGGAAGGAGTGCGGAACTGTGAAGGGATGTCTCCGGGGGTTGGAGTTCCTGTGCCAGCGGTGCTGATCCATGTCTGGATCCCAGCCGTAAGGTAAGGAACAGAGCCGTTGTCCTGTTGCGCGGTTTGGTTGGAGCAAAGTGTCGTTTCAATCGAACGCTTGCACTGAAGGATCGACTTGGACACGTTGTACGCCAACTCATCGCGCACGCCTGCCACTTGAGCAATGTCAGTGGAAAGCTTGGACACGCGAACGGCGTCCATGCGGAACACCTGAGCGTAATTAGCCAGCTCGGCGCGATAGCCTACATCCCAGTTGGTGTAAGTGCTAACGTCCGTGCCGTCAATCGTGCCGCCAACTTTTGGCGCAGGATTGCTGTCTGCCTGCCAACGGAAAAACATGTTTCCGGGCTTGCTGCCCTTACGGGCCATAGACGTGAATGGCGTGTCTTTTGCATCGACAAGCGCAATCATGTCCATCAAGTCTTCGCGTTTACCGCGACCGCTAAGATTAGGTTCAGTTAGAAGTGCCATAATACTAAATCAAGTTAAGTTAGGTTACTGAATTGAATAGGGGCTTACACAAACCCCATTGCTTTTACTAGGTCACTCAGTCCATCTCTGCTTGAAGGATCCTTAAGAAAGGATTTTTGAGCCGTCTTAGTGTCATCCTTGCTTGCGCTTGGAGCAGCCTTTGGCGCGGGCTGTGATGGGGCGCGTTTAATCGGAGCCGTTGATGCTGGTTTAGACTTTTTATCTGTATAAGCCTTCAACCCCTCCACAACTATTCCAGCTAAATGCTTCCAATCTGGCCTGCGTTTAATCTCTGGAAAATCTCGCGCAATTGCCATTGCCGCTTGATACTCCTGAGATTCGGGCTTTTTATACCAAGGAAAATCCTGCAAGATTAAAGGTTCCGCCATTTGCTGTTGTTGCAAATATTGGTATCTAATTGGAATCTCAAGATCTTTATGCTTGATTGCGGCTGACTTCATGGCCTGAACTTGCTTTGAGGTTACCTCTAGCATTTCTCCATTTGGCATTGGTATTTCTCCGCCATCTGGATTTTGTTCACACCAAACAATTACATCTACAGCTTGTTTAAAATGTTTTTCCAGCTCTTGAGCTGAATTAATATTTTCAAACGAGTTGTTGATATCTTGCTTTACAGCAGGCGCAGAAGCTTTTGCTGCTTCCAACTCTTGCTGCATTGAAATCAATCGCTGTTCCTGTTCTTGCAATTTAGCCTGAGCGGCCTTTTTCGCAGCAACTAGTTTGTTGATGCGCTTCTGCACGCCTCGGCTTAATGGACTTTCAGGCTCACCTTCTTCATCGGTGGGCTGGTCGGCCTCTTCTTCAGCTTCAACCTCTGAGTCCACAATTGGCTCTTCGGTCTCTACTTCAGGTTCGGCCTGCTGCTCCTCTTTGGCTGGAGCCGCCTCCTCCTCGTTTAGGAAATTAGATTTAATGAAATCAGTTAAACTGTTTCCACTAATGTTTCCGAGGTTGTTTGCAACGGGTGTACTATCTGCCTCCTGACTCCCGGCGTCAGGCTGTGTATTTGTGTTATTCATGCTATATTGGTAGCAAGCCCTTTTTAATTCAATCCAGTAACGCTGGAAGGCCCGTTAGTGGCGTTATGCCAAATCTTTTTCAGGAGTCAAGCCATTTAATTGTCTAGCTTGTTTTCTTAATTCAATAAGCGTGCTTAAAGCCAGATTAATTCCGTCAGCCTGCCCAGCCGCATGTATTCTATCTTCTCCTTTGCAGTCTTTACTTATAGCAAGCATCCAGTGCTGTTCTTGTAATTGCTCAAGAACCTTGCATGTTTCTGACCAAATAATGTTTTTCCCTGAAAATCCAAAAGCGTTCTTTTGATCTTCCGTCATATTACTGTTGCGCCTCCTGCTGTGCCACTGGCGTTACTCCAATCCGGCCAATTTGCGCGTTTTGTTGTTGCATAACAGACATTTGCAGGCTCTTAATGTAGTTCTCAAACAACGCTTTAAAGTTCTCGTCCTGCTGAAGAGCCGCCTGCGCTTTCGGGTTGGCCTGCATCACCTGCTGCGCGTATTGCAGCTTGGTCTGTGCAGCCGGATCGTTCTCTTGGTATAGCGCCTCGTTGCCGAGCAGCATCATGCCAATGTCTGACTGCACATCTTTAAACATCTGCCTGCTGGCATCTTGCGGATTAAGAATCAAGTCTTTTGCCACTTCTGGAGCAACGGCCTGAATCATCATCTCAGTGAGCTTGTTTCTGTTTAAGACTCCGCCAGTGTCAAGTTGTGCAACCTTGGTAAGGAAATCAATCTTCTGTGCGATGTACTCTTTATCAAGGTCCATCACGTCAAATTTGACCGTCAAATCAAACTCGTTGTGAATT